ATTCTTCTCTACGATTTTTTAAAAATCACTGAGAACGAACAAGGTCTGATGAAAAACATAAAATCGTATGCGGGCATCGATTGCAATTCCATTCATGAATTGTGTATCCGCGATTCCAAGAAAACTGAAAACTGCATGAAACAACAATATATTGTGCAACTTTTGGAAACTTTTTTCGGCTCCGAGTGTTATGAGACGTGCGAGGAATTCTCCAGATATCATGTGGCAACCCAGTCGTTCTGCTACTTGCTCAATTTCATCCAGGAACACAATCCGTCTCTCGTGAAAAAAATTCACACACCCACGTTTGGAAGCACCAGTGTCAATGCAATTTTGGCGAACCATACGCTGAAACAACTCAATATCATTGAAGACAAATCCGCGGACTCCGTCCGCAGTGGGAAATTCTCGTCTGTCCTCAACTTTATGAACCGCGCGTGCACGCCCATCGGCAAGCGGCGAATCCAGGATTTGATAACTAGCCCGGTCTTTGATGAAGAATGGTTGAACAACGAATATGAAATGGTTTCCAAAATGTTATCTGTAGAGAACTACCATTTTATTCCGTTTTTTCGCAAACAGCTGGCTGATGTTACAGACCTGGAAAAGATAATGCGGCAAATTTTGGTAAGAAAGGTTTCACCTGCCACTGTCTTTAAATTGCACGAATCTGTTTCAAAAATCCAGCAAATCCATGTTTGTCTTTCTGAGAATAAATCACTTATGGATTATTTGCCCAATTCTGATTGTATTGCCGAGGCATCTGAGTCTATTTGTTCCCGGATATCCGATTTTTTACTGGTGGACGCGTGCAAAAATATCAATTCGTCCACCGTTTCTGAACATATTGTGAAGGCGGGTGTCAATGCGGAGCTGGATGGAATGATGCAGGAATACGATGTTGCCAACCAATTATTCAATTCGATTCACCGGTTCTTGAATATGGTGATGCGATTCTCTCTCAATTTACCCGACGATTCCGATTATGTGAAAATCAATGTAACAGAGAAAATGGGGTCTTCTCTGCAAATCACAAAAACAAGAGCCAAAGTTCTCAAACAATTACTCGATAAGGATGAGTATGGTGGGATGCCCTGTTTCCGCGGAATTCTCACAAAAGTGAAATCGGGAACTGTTTTGTTCCATGGTTCTCTCATTGATTTTGGTGACCTAAAATTCAAAACGGCGACCACGACCGCCGAAGAAATTGTGTTTGACCAATTGACCAAACTTACGACAAAGGTCCTGAAGTTGGAACACGCAATTGAAAATAAAATTGCAGTCCTTTATGCCGAATTCGTAGAGAAAGTCTTGGAAAACGAATGCTATGAACACATTGATAAAATTGTTGAATATGTGGCTTCTCTCGATGTCCTGCAATCCAAAACGTATGTTGCAAAAGAGAATCGGTATTGCCGACCCCAGATTGTTGAAGGCAATGGTCATTCTTTTGCCAATAATTCTTTTGCCAAAGGCGATAATTCTTTTGTTAAAGCCATCGGAATCCGCCACTGCCTCATTGAACACATCCAACAAAATGAAATCTATGTGGCGAATGACGTGGAAATCAGCAGCGGCGGAATTTTGCTATATGGAACCAATGCAGTGGGGAAAACCAGCTTGATAAGAGCAATCGGAATCGCCACCATTTTGGCGCAATGTGGTTTCTTTGTGCCGTGCACTAATTTCTTGTATAAACCATATCGGTCATTTTATACACGCATTTTGGGAAATGACAATTTATACAAAGGTCTCTCCACATTCGGTGTAGAGATGAGCGAACTGCGTGTCATTTTGAAAAATGCGGACCAACACAGTTTGATTTTGGGCGACGAATTGTGTTCGGGAACGGAGACCCAAAGTGCATTGAGTATTTTTGTTGCTGGATTGATGAAACTGCACGAACAAAAGTCGTCGTTCTTATTTGCTACACATTTCCACGAAATTGTGGATTATGAGGAGATTAAAGCGATGGAGAGATTGGCGCTCAAACATATGGCGGTCCATTATGACCGAGAATTAGACTGCCTGGTTTACGACCGATTGTTGAAAGACGGACCTGGCGACAATATGTATGGTTTAGAAGTATGCAAGTCTCTGCATCTGCCCACGGAATTTTTAGACAAAGCATTTGAAATTCGGAATAAGTATTTTCCAGAAAAGGCGGGGACATTGGACCAAAAAACGTCACACTATAATGCGAAGAAAGTGCGGAGCTTGTGCGAATTGTGCCAGAAAGTATTGAGCACAGAAATCCATCATTTAGAAATGCAACAAAATGCGGATGAAGATGGATTTATTGGTACTATGCATAAAAACCATAAAGCGAATTTGATGGCGCTTTGTGAGGAATGTCATTTAAAACAGCATAAACAACACGATGTAAAGAATAATAATTCGACAGTAGAGAAGACTGTCATCAAAAAAATTATAAAAAAAAAGACAACCGTTGGTTATCTTACAATATAGATATATATTTTATCAAAGTAAAATATATAAATGGAAAAAGAACCAATTGAAGAATCATCTTCTGACTATAGTCCAAGCGACAATGGTTCAACTGGTAGTAACGATTCGGGTAGCAAAACCCTTGGTTCAGATGCAAGGAATATTGACAATTTAAACCCAAGTGCAATTAAGTCTCATAAGATTAATGTCAATGGCAAAAAATTTGAGTTATATTTTGAAAACACAATAATTCCGGATGAAATTATAGAAAAAGCGCAAACTTATTCACCATTGTTAATTGACCATATTGGAAAGGGGAGTAAGGGTGTAATTGCAACTAGAAAAAGAACCAGTGGTGCAAAATCACGAGCAAAAACCGCAAAATCGCGGTCATCACTTAAACTCATAAAACAAATCAAAAGGGATTTAGTGGATGGAGAACCAGTGATATACACTTGGATGCTTGTCGCTGAGCTAAAAAAACGTAAGTATCATTACTATTTGTTGTCAAACAAAGTAAAAAGCCGCCAAGAAATTGGGACTACCCATGCAAACATAGAGAAAAGATATACTGAACAAATGGGTCATTTACCTCACCGAATTTATTTGGCAGGTGAGTTTCAGATAACACCCACAACAATTACATACAATTTTATATCTGGCACCTACATGCGAAAAAAAATTGTAAAGTTACAAGATAAAGGTAAGACTGAACGAGAAGACCTCGAATTATACACAAAACCAATTGAAGATTTATTCGGCGAAATGCTTGAAAAATATTTTGACAAATTTAGCATTGTAAGAGGACCACGAAATACATCATATATACCAACAAATAATCCAAATATTACCCCGAAAGAATTGGCATTTTTACAAGATATATTGGGTGAAAAATGGGATACACATGTAAAACCGAGTGTTGGGTCAATTGAAAATTATTTGGGAATTACATTAGACCCCAATTTAAAGAAAGCGGAAGACGAAAGAAAACGAATTGCGCTGGAAAAAATGATGAATAGTTTTGCAAAAAAACCTTAGTCAAAATCAAGTAAGTTTTTAGAAACCACTGGTTTTTGCAGTTGCATTGTCAAATAAGTGATTGTCTGACGCAAATTGTTGATTTCAGTTTCTGACCTTGCAATAATGAGACGCTGGTTTTGCACAGTTTCCTTCAACTTTTCATTCTCGATGTAATGATTTGCTTTGTTTAAATTTAAGTTTTGTAACCAGTTCTGATGGGTTTTTGTTTTGATGTGTGCAGAGAAAACTGCATTCGTTTCATATACTTTGTCTTTGCGCGAACCGCAAGGGCACGTTAGGCCCTTTTTCAATACAGGAATTTTATCCACATAGTTTCCATGTTCGTCAATACTTGGCATATAAATATCGGGTTCAACTACTAATTCCATTTAATTTGTTTATACAAATAAATAAATAAATTTTATATTATTTTATTAATTCCATCTCATATTTTTGGTTTGAAGAAGCTTCTTCAAACGTAGCCTTTTTGATTGTTCCTTCTTAACCTTCTTCGGCCTTTTTCGTGTTTTACCCATTCCTGTCCCCAATGTTAACAATGCATTGAATACAACTCCATAATTTGTTCCTATAACTGATGAAATGGTTTCCGCATTTTTATCATTGCCATATCTTTTTCCAGAATATATAAAATTGACTGTGTAATTTTTATCCGAATTTTTACCGTCTTCAACCAATTTTTGTAAAAGTTGGCTTTTTAATTCTCCAATGGTTGTTATATCCGGCACCACCTTAAAGTTATAATTTTGACCACTATATCTGATATTAACCTGAGGTTCTATCGGTGTCGGTGTTTTTGGTTTTTCCACTGTTGAATCAAAATAAGCAACGGTAAATGTTTTTTCAATATATTTGTCAATTGCACTTGCAAATTTTTCGCTATATTTACTAATAAAATGCTGTTTAAATTCTGCTGATTTTTTTTTAATAAATTCTTTTTTATCACTCGTGAGATAATCTTCCAAATCAGTTTGCAAATCCCACCATTCACTCATGATTTTATCCACATTATCTGGCAAAAAACAAGAATACAAATCTTTATATGTTTCTTTACAATCGGATTTTATATCATTTGTTTCTGTATCCAGACATAGTGATTGGATTGTAGTTTTAATGTTTAAAAATATTCTCTCATATTGACCTTTTATACAACTGGTTCGTCTACCCGAACTGTATGCAAAAGCACAATCGTTTGTAAACCCTTTAATGTACTCTTTGATGAATTTGGGGCTTTGTAACAAAACAAAAATAATAGTGTCTTGAATTGCATCTTCATCTCTAAGCTCGTATGCAATGTTTAATCGTTTGAGAATATTTTTTTTTTGTGTATAAACCGGATAATCAATGAGTGGTTTCAAAAGCCGTCTTGTTATTTCCAAAGCGTCTTCGTTTTCTTGTATATCCGGCGTGGCTTCATCTGACTTTGAACGAGGCGAAGCGGGGGAATGCGAACTTTTGTTTCCACTATGTTCTTCGTTGTATTTACGAATTGTTTCCATAAATTTGGCAAAATCAAAATCAAAATTGAATTGATTATGAATTTCATAGGCAACCCCTTGATTTCGGTTATTTACTTCTACGAGACCAATCACACCTTCTAAATTTGCGCCAGTTAGGATTGTGCCATTTAAAATTGCACCAGTTAGGGTTGCACCAGTTAGGGTTGCATTGATTAAATTCGCACCATCTAAATTTGCACCAGTTAAGATTGCGCCAGTTAGATTTGCACCAGCTAAATTTACACCAGTTAGGATAGCATCAGTTAGGATTGCACCTACTAAGTTTGCACCAGTTAGCTCAGAACGGGTTAGGTTTGCACGGGTTAGGATTGTACCCGTTAGTTTCGCATTCATTAATTTTGTCTGCACCAAAATAGCATCAGTTAAATTTGCTTCAATTAAATT